AAAACTTTGGAATCCATAAAAAAACTCTAGGGAAACGACAGGAGAGGTCAAAAACCTAGAGTTTTTTTATTCTTTACCAATGGGAAACCACCCCCATTGATTAAATTGTAGCATGAAATCTATACAAAACTATTTATATTTTCAGATTAAGAGTTACTATGATAATAGTTTCAATCTTATTCTTGGCTGTTAAGTTACCACCAATAACTGATGACTTGATACAAGGACTAGATGAGGTCTTTCCTAACCGCCACCCTGATCTGTCATATTCTGACAGGGAAGTTTGGTATCGGGCAGGGCAAAGGTTTGTTGTCGATTGGTTAATTGAACAACAAAAGAGACAACGTGAAACTATGTTAACTGAAAAAGTATTAGATTAGTATTATGTGTTTCGGCTCTAAACCTAAAGCACCTGAGAAACCCAAGAAAGCTGAGTTTACAGATGCACCTCCTGTAGTTACAGGCGAACAGGAAGATGTTGAAAATCCATTTGATACTAAGAAAATAACAGATCAGTTAAAGCTTAGAAGGAAGAAGAAAGAGAAGGGTATTAAGATTAAAAAAGGCGACCCTGATTTATCAAACGTCAGGATAGCAGGTCTTAATCCTGAAACTGATACTAGAAAGAAATCTGGTATGGGTGGTTCAACTTCTCCTTATAACACGAAATCTATTTATTAAAAACTATGTGCGTTTTCTCAGCCCCACCACCTCCCCCACCATTACCAGACCCAGAACCTACAGCACCTAAAGGGGAAAAGACAGCAGAGCAGGTTGTTACTGGACAACAAAGAACTACTGTTAGGAAGAAAGGTCAAAAGATGGGTAGAACTGCTGCAAGAGAAGCAGGTAGAAAAGGCACAGCATCTTTAAGAATACCTCTATTAGGCAAAAAGGAGACTACCAGAAGCGGTAATCTAAATACACCTATTTAAAATCACATGGAATATTCTACTCCTGAAGGAACGGCAGCAGCATTGTATGAACAATATGCTACCGAGAGGTCTTCTTATTTAAAAGAAGGACAGGAGTCTAGTAAGTACACTTTGCCATATCTGATACCTGAAACTTCCGTAGGTTCAGGTGGTAAAAGAACTAGAATTAAAACACCATATCAAGGGATTGGAGCAGCAGGTACAAATGCTTTAGCTTCAAAAATTTTGATCGGGTTGTTTCCTACGAATATTCCATTTTTTAAATTAGTTTTAGATCAGATAAAAATTGCACAGGAAGAAGGCGGTACTGAAGCGATTACAGAAATAGATAAGGCATTACGGAAAGTTGAAAATGCTTTGATGAGAGATATAGAAGTATCTAGTGATAGGGTTGCTATGTTTGAAGCACTAAAACATTTGATAGTTGGAGGGAATGTTTTACTGTATCTAACAGAACAAGGACTACAAGTATATCCTTTAGAAAAATACGTTTGTAAACGTGATGCTAATGGTAATACTTTAGAAATTATTATCAAAGAAACTATAAGTGCTAAAGCTTTACCCTCTGATTTCTTAGCGAATATAAAACAGAAAGCAGAGTACTCAGAAAAAACACTTGAAGAAGAGTTAGATATTTACACACACGTTAAAAGAGAAAATGATTATTTTAATTGGCATCAAGAATGTAAAAACGAAATAATCCCTAACACAATAGGTAGAGCTAAGAAAGATGTAACTCCTTTTTTAAATCTCAGATGGACAAGAATTAGTGGAGAAAGTTACGGAAGGGGATACGTTGAAGAGTACCGAGGGGATTTGATTTCTCTTGAAGGATTGATGAAAGCAATTATAGAAAATGCTGCTGCGTCTGCCCGAACAGTTTTTCTTGTAAATCCCAATGGTACAACGAGAGCTTCCACACTTAGCAAAGCCCCAAACGGAGCAATCCGAGAAGGTAATGCACAAGATGTAACAGTAATGCAGGTAGGTAAAGGACAAGACTTGCAAGTATCTTTTACAGCAGTACAAAGAATAGAACAAAGATTGCAATATGCTTTCCTTATGGCTAAAGCAGTACAGCGTGACGCTGAAAGGGTAACAAGTACAGAGCTAAAGATACTGACACAGGAATTAGAGTCAACACTTGGCGGAATCTACTCTATTTTAAGCTCAGAACTACAGCTACCTTACCTAAGAAGACGTATGCACCTACTTGTTAAGTCAGGTAAAGTCCCCAAGTTACCTGACGACATAGTTGGTATCTCAATCGTTACAGGTTTACAAGGATTAGGTAGAGGGCAAGACAAAGAGAAGCTACTTGAGTTCATTACAGTTATGGCACAGGCTCTAGGGGCTGATGTAATGAGACAATACGTCAATCTTGACGAAGCTATTAAGCGTCTAGCTACCAGTATTGGCATTGAAACTCAGAATTTGGTAAAATCAGAAGAAGAAATCGCTGCTGAACAACAGCAAATGCAACAACAAGAACTTATTAGAAGTCTTGGAAGTGCTGCTGTAGGTTCTCCGTTACTTGACCCCAAGAAACAAGCTGAAGCAGGATTAATTAATCAAGAGGTAACTGCAAATGCCAACCAAGAAGGCCAAATCTAGTAAGCCTAGAGATGAAAATGGGAGATATGTTACTCCTACAAAAGCTGTAGTCAGCAGAATTGGAGTAAACGAAGAGAAGCCTGTACCTGAGAAGTCAGGAGACAGAGTTACTAGACATGGTTCAACTATCCACTATAGTTAAAACAAAAAAACTACTATGACATCATCACAAGTACAAGCAAACGAAACACCTCCTATGTCAGCAGATGATATAGAAGCTCTTAGAGATGAATCAGGTCTTATTGCAGGTAAATTTAAAACTGCTGCTGATATGGTAAACAGCTATAAAGAGCTAGAAGGTAAGCTAGGTGCAGTAGAAGAAACTCAAACTGAACAGCCAGAAGAACCTGATACTGAGTGGAATCCTTCTGAGATTTATGGAGATGGTCTTGCTTCTGTATTAGAAGAAGTTGGAATAGATACCCAAGAGATAACAAAAGTTTTTGAGGATACAGGAAACATAAGAGAAGATGATTATTCAAAGCTTGCTGAAGCAGGTTTTTCTAAACAAATCATTGACACTTACTTAGATGGTCTAAGAGGTGGATTAGGAGTTGCAGAGGAGATACAACAATCTCAGCTAGAAGATATACAGAATGTTGCAGGTGGGGAAGAAGGTTATAAAAAATTAAGAGATTGGACACAGAAAAATGTTCCTGATGCAACACTAGCAGCATTTGACAAGATATTAGATACTCAAGACCCTACAATGATTAAACTTGTTGTTCAGGGTTTTGCTACACAGATGAGACAAGCAGAAGGGTATGAACCAAGTCTTATTAATGGTAGAAGTCCACAAGCAATAAGTCCATTTAAAACACAAGCAGAAATTAAAGCTGCTATGGGCGACCCCAGATACGGAAAAGATGAAGCATATACCCTAAGTGTTTATAAACGTATGGAAGATACCGAAGTAGTCTAGTGGCAAACAAACCAACCAAGCCAGAACTTTATGCAAGAATCAAAGCTAAAGTTAAAGCAAGAGTCAAGAAGTGGCCTTCTGCTTATGCAAGTGGTCAAGTTGTTAGAGAGTATAAAGCAGCAGGTGGAGGATACACCAAAGCCTAATGAGTCTTGATAGATGGTTTAAAGAAAAATGGGTTGATGTCAAAACAGGCAAGAAGTGTGGTCGGAAAAAAGGAGATGGCCGACCTTATCCTGCTTGCAGACCTTCAAAAAGAGTAAGCAGTAAGACTCCAAAGACTACAAAAGAAATGTCTAATAGAGAAAAACTTAAATTTAGAAGGTCAAAAACTAGCGGTAAAAGAATAAATTATAATCATAAAAGACGACAAAGAACTGCATAGCTGTTATATTTTATATAAGCTACTCCTTCGTAGTTCATGTCTCCACGCAGAAAATCTTTATCTCTTAGAAAATCTGACAAGAATCCAACAGGAGGATTATCAGAAAGTGGGAGAAGAAGAATCAACGCTGCTACAGGTTCAAAGTTGCAACGACCTGTCACTAAAAAAAGTGGACTTTCAAAACGTGAAAAAGGTAGAAGAAAATCTTTTTGTGCAAGAATGAAAGGTGTCAAAGGAGCTATGAAAGACAGTAAGGGTAGGCCAACTAGAAAAGCTCTTGCACTACGCAAGTGGCGGTGCTAGTTTCTGAACTTTCATCTACATATCAAAGTGCCTGATACGTCAGATAACGCTGTTGAGAAAAGATAGTAAAGAGCAGAACACGAATAAAAAACATTTATTAATCACAGACAGATGGCTAACGCAACTGTATCTCGTCTGGGCTTAGTGAACGCAACTGGTTCGTCTTTTGACGCTTTATTTCTCAAGGTATTTTCTGGCGAAGTGCTAACTTCGTTTGCACAGAACAA